TGGTTCACTTAAACAACAATTAAGGGAAGCACAGAATGAAGTCACGGCATTGTCTGATAAGTTCGGTGCAACTTCTAAGGAAGCAATTGAGGCAGCAAAAAGGGCAGCACAATTAAAGGATGCCATCGGTGATGCTAAAGCGTTAACGGATGCCTTCAATCCTGATGCAAAGTTCAAAGCATTAACCGCATCTTTGTCAGGGGTTGCAGGTGGATTCGCTGCATTGCAAGGTGCAGTGGGATTGTTCGGAAAGCAAACAGAAGCAGTAGAGAAAACCTTGTTAAAGGTTCAGTCTGCAATGGCACTCTCACAGGGTTTACAGGCGGTTGGTGAGAGCATAGATTCATTTAAGCAGTTAGGTGCGGTTGTAGGCAATACAGTATCTAAGGCATTCGGAACACTTCGTAGTGCTATTATATCAACTGGCATAGGTGCGTTGGTTATTGGTGTAGGTTTATTGATTGCTAACTTTGAGACAGTTAAAAAAGTTGTACTTAATTTCATACCTGGTCTTGGCAAACTTGCTGACTTTGTAGGTAACCTTGTCACAAAGTTTACTGATTTCGTAGGCATAACTTCAGAAGCAGATAGGGTACTTGAAAAGTTAAGCAAGACAAATGCAAAGGCGAATGAGAACATAGAGGCAAGGGTAAAGTTATTGACTGCACAAGGTGGTAAAGAGAAAGAGGTTTACGCACTGCAAAAGGAAGCGAATGCAAATGAAACCAATGCACTGCGTGAAAGGTTGAAACTTACGGGAACACTAACCGAGGAAGAGGCAAAAAGGTTCAGAGATTTAAAGGTTGAGAATGCGGTACTTGATGCAACTGAGAAAAAAAGAATAGCAGACAGAAATGCACAATTAGCAAAAGAAGCAGAAGCAAAACAAAAAGAAAAAGATAAAATTGAAAAAGATAGACAAGAGGGTTTAGCAGCGTTTAGAAGAGAAAGAGAACTTGAATCTAAAATAACAAAAACTGAAATCATAGGGATAACGGCAATCGGAAAAGATGCTCTTATTTCAACACAAGTAGTAGCAAAAGGGGTTAATAATGCTATACAAGTAACATCAGCAGAACAGGCGGAAGCACAACAAAAATTAAATCAACAAAAATATGAATCAGAGGTGGCACTTGCTACCCAAACGCTTTCCATTATCGGTGGACTTGTGGACCAAAATAGTGCAGCAGGTAAGGCAATCGCAGTTACTCAAGCAATCATAAACACTTACCAGGGTGCATCTAAAGCATTGGCACAAGGTGGAATCTTTGGACCTGTTGCAGCAGCAGCGACAATCGCAGCAGGATTGATAAATGTTAGAAAGATTATTAGTACGAAGATACCATCTGCAAAAGGAACGGGTAATGTAGCAGATTCGGGTAGTCCATCAATGTCAATGTCTGCTGCACCAATATCACCATCTGCACCAATCCAAAACACTGTAACTTCGTTAAGTCAGCAATCTATTAACCAAATGGGGTCAGCAGCAGGTAGGGCATACGTTGTTGAATCTGACATCACTAACCAACAAGAAAAAATTATAAGAATAAACCGAGCAGCACGACTTGGATAAAACAAAACAAAATGGAGAAGAATATACCTATTTTTAATTTAGAGATTACCAGTGATTTAGAAGATGATGTTGAGGTAGATGTGATTAGTTTAGTTGACAGACCTGCCATAGAGAGGTCCTTCCTTGCCTTTAATGAGGATGAGTTTGCAGAATCTTACACAGACTATCCTGAATCTGCTAAAAACAACGCACAAAGGGCATTAGATTGGGCAGAGAAAAACGGATGGGGAGAATGTGGCACGGAGGTTGGAAAGATAAGGGCAAACCAAATCGCAAAGGGTGAACCCGTTTCACGCGAAACCATCGCAAGGATAAGCGGATTTAAGAGGCATCAGCAAAATAAAGATGTACCATACTCAGAAGGATGCGGAGGTTTAATGTGGGATGCTTGGGGTGGCACATCTATGATAGAATGGGCAAGTAACAAGTTAAAGAAGATAGATAGACAAAACTTTGTCATCCAAGATGAGGACCAACAAATTATCAGCGGTCCTTTAATGTTGGCAGATACTCCAATTTACAGGAATGACCACAATGGGGAGTATTATGTAGTTTTCACAAAGGAAACGATAAAAAAGATAGCACAGAGGTACTTCAAGAAAGGATACCAAGCAAACGTGAACTTAATGCACGATTCGGGGCAGTCCGTTGAAGGTGTGACAATGTTTGAATCATTTATCAGCGACAAAGTGAGGGGAATCTATCCCATGAAAGGATTTGAGGATGTACCTGATGGGTCTTGGTTCGGTTCATTTAAGGTAGATAATCCTGAAGTATGGGCAGAGATAAAGGCAGGAAATGTACGGGGATTCTCCGTAGAAGGACAGTTTAACTACAAAAAGACAGGAGATAAAAAGATTGAGCAACTATGGGAAAATGTCCTTGAAGTGCTATCTAAAGTTAAGTAGCATTTTTTCATAGCGTTGATTGAGGCAGGGTATTTCTATACCTTGCCTTTTTTCTTATATGGTACATTGATTAATGCCTTCTATTTATTGCTAAAAGTTATTATGACAACTTTAGAAGCAATTAATAAGATAAAACAAATGTTCGCAGATGCAGGTGAACTGCCTAAACCATCTGCAATGCCTCTGCAATCTATGGCAGAGTATGTCTTGAAAAGCGGTGCAAAGGTGATGATTGACAAGTTTGAGGTTGGCGGTAAGGTTACCCTGGTAGATGAGGGAGGCAATGAAGTTCCTGCTCCTGCGGGTGACCATGAATTGGTTGATGGTTCTGTAATTACACTTGATGAGAATTCTATCATCACTGCAATTAAAGTCCCTGAAGTTGAACTCCCTGAAGTTCCTGAGTTTGAGATTTCTGTTGAATCTAAGAAGATAGAAGAGGACATGATGAAGAAGAAGATTGAAGAAATGCAGAAGCAACTTGATGAGATTAAGATGGCATATGATGCCAAACTTGCCTCACAAGAAGCAAAGTTTAGCAAGGGTATGAGTGACATTTCAGATGTTTTGGTTCAATTGTTGAACACACCTTCTGCAAATGCTACTGAAGCACCAAAAGAAAGGTTTAACGTACACGTTGAAAAAAAGGAAGATAAACTTAGTCGCTTTCTTGATTTCGCAAAATCAATTAAATAAAAATTTCTCAAACAATAAAAATTAAATAAAATGAGTTTTTCAGTAGGAACATTGGCAAACTATACAAAAGAGAACGAGAAACTCCTCGTTGTATCTTCTGTACTTGGTAGCAAAACTGCATCTTTGATTAAAGAGGCAGGAACAGTATTAGTTGGAGTAAAGTCCAGCGAACAAATAAATATTATGGAAACTGATGCAGTATTCCAAGATGGTTCATCTTGTGGGTTCAATGCTTCAGGTCTGACTTCATTTACACAAAGGGCAGTAACCGTTGGTAAAATCAAAGTTAACGAAGCATTGTGTATGAAAGACCTTGAGGCAAAGTACTTGCAAAAAGCACTACCTGCTGGTTCTATGTATGATACAATGGTATTCGCTGAAGAGTACACAAATCGTAAAGCAGAGAAAATTGCATCACAACTTGAGAAAGCATTGTGGCAAGGTGACACAGGAAGCGTTGATGTAAACCTAAACAAATTTGATGGTTTGCTGAAGTTGATTACTGCCGCAGGTGCATCTGTTGTAAATGCAAACAGTGTTGCTTATCATGGTTCTGTTGAAACCTCTATCACTGATTCAAACGTTATCAGCATCTTTGATTCAATCTACAAGGCAATCCCTGCCCAAGTAGTAGATAAGGATGATATCGCAATCTTCTGTGGTATGGATGTTTTCCGTACTTACACTGTAAAGTTGAAGACTTCTAACTTGTTCCATTACAAGTATGATGAGGCTGCAAACGGTCAGTTTTTCCTCCCAGGTACAAACGTAAGGGTTATCGCAGTTCAAGGTCTGAATGTTACAAACGACATCGTAGCATCAAGGATTTCTAACTTCTACATCGGTACAGACCTCCTGGACGAGCAAGAAAAATTTGAACTGTTTTATGCCGCAGAGGCGATGCAAATGAGATTTGTATCAGAATTTAAGATGGGAATCCAATATGCATTCCCTGATGAAATCGTTAAGTTCTTCGTTTAAATAACATTGTAGGTGAGGGGTGGTTTCCATCCCTTGCCTTCATTTTAAATTTTATAATATGCCGTGTGCTTTAACTCAAGGATATGTATTGGATTGTAAAGAATCCATAGGTGGTATAAAAGCGGTTTGGTTTATTCCATTCGCTGATGTTACTACGATAACAGAGGCATCAGGTGTTGTTACTACTATTACAAAGTCAGCAGGAAAGGTGTTTTATAAGTACCAACTTGTAAAGCAAACCTCTTCACTTACCGAAAACATTACCGCTTCTGTTGAGAATGGTACTGTGTTTTATGCTCAAGAATTATTAATCATCCTCAATAAACTTCAAGCAAGTACAAGAAATGAAATTTTGCTTCTTGCAAAAAATAATCTCCTTGCAGTGGTTCAGGATGGTAACGATAAATATTGGTTGCTTGGTAAGACAAATGGTGCTGATTTGACTGGTGGTAATGGTGCAACTGGTACTGCTTTCGGAGATAGGAATGGTTACACATTGACCTTCACAGGCAATGAACCTGCACTTGCTCCTGAAGTTTCAAGTTCAATAATTGCAGGTCTTACTGCGTAAATAGGAAAGTTAGAATTGAGTAGGGCATCCCATTGTGGATGCCTTTCTTTTTGGGTAAAAGTAAAGAGATTGTCTATTTAGTTACAATGATACAACTGACACAAGGGGCAACTGAATATATTTACCTAACATTAACGGAGAAGCAGACCATTGCTACTCCTAATTACTTGTTCCGTTTTGTGAATAGGACCACACGGGATGAGGTTGTTTTTGTTTTGCTGAATGCTCTTGATGTATCACCTTACAAGGATAGGTACAATAAATTCAGTATTAAAGTACCAAAGTACTTTGGATTAGGAAACATTGGGGAGTGGTTGTATTATGTCTACGAGCAATCAAGTGCTTATAATGTAGACTATACCCAATCAACGGGATTACTTGAGCAAGGAATAATGCAACTGTCACCATCAACCACATTTGGTTACACTCAACACGAGGTTGATAATACATATATTACACGATGATGAATGAATTAGTCATATTGAA